AGGGCTTGCAGTCGCATGTCTTCGAGGCGGCGGGACTCGGCGGCGACAACCTGCTTCTGCTGGTCGGCGCTGTCGAATGCACGCTCGGTGGCGCGGTCGAGTGCTTCACACTCCTTGAACACGGCGCTGCGGTGCAGGCCGATGACGAAGTTCAGGATGCGGCGGGTTATGCCGCTGTTCACGATGCTCATTGAGGTGTCCTCCAGTTGGTTGAACTAAGACGCCAGCACGGGCCAGCAGGGTTTGCAGCAGGCCGTTCGCGAGGAACTGCGCCGACTTGTTGTGCACGAAGCCGTGCGCCATGCTCTGCGGGAAGTTCGAGCGGTCGCCCTTNNCACGGCCCCAGCGTTGTGCGAATCGTTTGTTATGCTTGCGCATGTTGTTCTCCTTCAGGGTAGTATTGAGCTTTGACTTCGGCCATCACGATGTCCTTGTCCTTGAGTGCGTCGAGGTGCTGCGCCTGCACAGTCTTGTAGGTGCAGCGTACCTTCTCGCGGCGAATGGTCTTCATGTAGTCCTGAAACATCACGAAGGTGTGGCACAGGCCGACGCGCCAAAGCACGCTGGCGGTGGTGCAGAGCGAGCCATCGTGGCGCTTGCTGGTGCTGAAGCTGAGTTCACGGCCATCGGGCAGTGGGAAGCAGGTTTCCACCTGCCACCCGCTGCGGCCCTTTACGAGCACGCCGTCCATCAGTTCAGCACCAGCACTGCGGCAGACTTGTCACCCACGAGCACGATCTTCACATCGTACGAGGCGGCGAGTGCGGCGAGTTCCTTGCGGTACACGGCGAACTCCTTGCGGCGGTGCGTCTGGTTGTTCGTCAGGCGCAGGATGCGGATGTCAGCCAGCAGCGTGCGGGTGGCCTCGGCCAGCGCAATCTCGGCGTCGATCTTGGCAGCGAGCGCGTTGCGTTCGTTTTCGGCTGCGAGTGCAGCCTCGGCCTGCTCCAACTTGGCCCGCGCCTGCTCGACCACTTCAGCAGTGCTCGGCACGATGTTCGGGATGGGCGGTGGCGGTGCCTTGGGCACAGGGGTGTCGAGCCAAGGGGCGGATGCGCGGTGAGTGTTCATTTCGTCAGACTCCTTCAACATGTTTTCGATCTGGCGCTCGGAAGCGCCGTAGGATTGCATCAGTTCAGCACGGCGGTACTTGTCGTACTCATGCTGAAGGTCATGCTCGGTTGTGTCCGTGCGGCGCAGGTCACGCAGCAGGACGGCGTACAGTTCCTTCTTACCATGCCAAGTGATCCCCCGGATCATTCGCTCGGCATGTTGGTATCGCCTCACGGCAATTCCTTCAGGTACATGAACTCGCCCGGATTGAATCGCACGATGCGGCTATCCCCGTTCGGGGCGTTGTATTGCAGGTTGATCGCGAAGTCGAGCGCATGGTCAACTTCTAGCACGAGGCCCGTGCCGTCGATGTTGCGGGTGCTGAAGCGGTACGTCTTGCCCGCTTGCAGCGTCACAGGCACGCCGCCTTGCAGTTGGTTCCCCGGCACCACGATGCCTTGGCCTGCTGCGGCTCGCGCCTCGGTGAAGGGTAGCGGCTTCCACCAGTTCATCGCTTGCCCTCCTTCAGCCGCGCCCGGTGTTCGAGCGTGAACATCGTACCGTGCCGCTTGTGCGGCCCCGGCACCTCGCGCAGTTCAGCCAGCGCAGCCTCGCGCTTGGCCTTGCCTTTGGGCAGCTTGTCCGGGTTCACGATCCGGCCTTGTTTGTCGATCAACATGATGCACTCCTTTCATGGTAGCAGGTACTGGTACGCGAGTTCGCGCATCAGCGGAATTTGGCGGCGGTCGAACGTGCTGTTCCAGCCGCTCGGCGTGCTCGAAATCTCGATGCACTCTAGCACGGTCATGCCCTCGCCGAACGGATAGTCCGCCACATGCGAAGGCTCGCCGCATTCACGACGCCCGAAGAACTTGTCAGAGCACAGCAGGCCGTCACTGTCCCATGTGTGCAGCTTCCCGCCCAGCACGAAGCGCACGGCGAGGTGTGCACGGTACAGCCCGTTGTTGTCCCAGTCGTGCGCCGTCCAGTCCTCGCCCCAGTATTCGGCTTGCAGCCGCTCGCGGGCTTCCTTGGGCGACACGCCCCAGTCGTACTCGGCAGGCGTGACGACCTCGACCGGGATGCCACACAGTTCCAGAATCTCGCCCACGATACCGGCCATGACGCCACAGCCGCCCCAGTTGATGTCGCCACGGGTTTGAGTGTTCAGCGCCCGAGACAGACGACGCAGGCGGCGCTTGAGTTCGATAGGATGAATGCTCGACATGATGTGCTCTCGTTTGGTTTGTGTGGAAACGGCCCGCGAGTGCAGGCCGCACGCCCGAAGGCATGGCCTATGCGCTACAATCGAGCGCCCACGTTACATCGGCGCGGGTGCAGGCGCTGCGGACAGCAGGGCCACGAGGGCTTGAGCTTCGGCGAGGGCTTGCGCCTTGTTCTCGACGGTCAGGCCCTTTTCGTTCGCTTGCTTCAGGCGAGCGAGCACAGACTTCACGGCGGCTTGCGCATCAAACGCGGTATGCACGCTCGCTTCCTTCTTGAACCCGACCCACGAATCCTTGGTCGCGCCTTCGAGGTCGAGGGTGCGGGTGCGGTCGATCTTGAAGATGCGGCCAGCGGCAATGGCTTCCTTGTCCGCCTTCGGGTCGAGCTTGGCGAGTTGCCCATGCGCCAGCATCCACTCCACGAGGGCGAGCTTGCGGCCACCCTTCGGCATGGCATTCACGAGCTTGTCGGCGAGGGTCGAGTCGCCATGCTCCGAGGCATGGGCGAGGACGGACACGCCCGCCCGGTGAATGTCGCCGTCGAGTTTCGCACCACGATTCGCGATGCTGGCTATGGCCTTGTTGATTTCTGCGGCAGTCTTGATGATTTGCATGATGTGCTCCATTCAGGGTAAACGGGCGACACTGCCCGACTATGCGCCCACGATGGACGCATAAGCTGATAGTGTCAGGTTGCGAGGACGGCGTACCATGTCGCCAGCACAAGGCCAGCGATCAGGTAGTCATACGGTCGGGCGCGGCGGCTCATGCCATCGCCCGCTTTGCGGCACGGGCGGCGGCTTGGTTGAAGAAGCCCTTGGTGTTCGTGCTCACGCGCTTTGTCCATGAGTCAGACATGCGGCGCTTTTCCTTGCGGCTTTCTTGCGTGCCTTGCGCATCGAGTGCGGCGATCTTGTCGAACTTCCGCTCGACGTGGTTCAACTGCGCCCGCATGTTGTCCTTCACTTGGCGTGCAGTCAGCGGCTTGTGTTTCACTTCGGGCATGTTGTTGTTGCACTGCCCGCCAGTCATCTTTTCCCATGCGCTTTGCATGATGTTCTCCATTGAGCGATGCCAAAGGTCAGCATCTTTCAGCACCCTAAGCGCCCGCCATCATACGTGGGCAGCATTCTTCGGATTAAGGCGCTGAAAGATGCGCCCGTTATCCGGGCGCTTTGTTTCGCCTAATGCTGGGTTCCTTTCCCGCGCCATTACGCGCAGCCGTCATTTCCAGCGTGTTCGGTAGGGCGTTATTCCGCACCCGTCCGGCAGCTTGCGCCGCTTTTACAAGGCCACACCTTGCTCCCCTGCCCGTGCCTTGCGGCCCGTACTAAACGCGCTGGGTTAAACGCGCAGTTCTCCATTTTATAGCGGGCGGCTTTAGGCCGGAACTGTCCCGCATACACTTTGCTTTGTTCGCCACCTTGCGGCTTTGAACTCTACACGGCGCATTCACCGTTTCATGCTTCGCAGTGTATCACACCGCTTTGCACTTGTCAAGCATTATTTGCTTGACCGTTTCGCTTTCCCTTTCGGTACTTGCTGGGTTGCATTGTATCGCATTCGCTTTACCTTGTCAACCCTAACCGTTTCTCGCTTGCTTTCGCTTGCGAGTGCAGCGCGTTTCCTTGCTGCGATGGTTTGAACTGTAGCACGTTTCCACGTTACTTGTCAATCCGTTTGTGCCGCTTACTTTGTCGCTTGCAACATGCAAGACATTTGACGTTTCAGCATAGGCGCGAGGTGACAGACTCGCCTTACCAAACCCTAACCCGCATCCGTTTCGTTTCGCGGTGGCCTATTGCATGGATCGAACTATAACGCATCCGGTGCATGTTGTCAAGCATCGTTTGCAAATAATCCGCGCTACATTGTGAAAGAACGTGCAACCCTTGCGGCTTGCTTCGCTGCAGTGATTCGCTGCGATGGGTTGAACTATAGCACGATGATTCAAGACATTGCAAGGATTATTGCAAGGATTATTGCAAATACCCTAGCAGAGTGTAGGGTTATGCTCTGTAAAGCTGTTGATTTACAAGGATAAATTAAGAATAAATTAAGAATCACCCTAGAATGGATACATTCACAAGGCACAGCCGCGAGGATGGATGCAGGCTAGGGAACCGATCCGGGTATAATCCCGGCAACCCAGCGAGGCACAGCACAGCAAGCGAGGCAACCCGCACAGGATGCGAAAGAATCCGCGAGGGCTTGACAGACTGCACAGGATGCGCTACACTGCGAAGCATTGAACAAACGAAAGCGAGGCACAGCACGAAACACGAAAGCCGCACAGGATGCGAGACAATCAGCGAGGCACAGCGAGAAACCCGCGAGGGCTTGCGAGGTGCGAGGCAAAAGAGACAGATGTCGCGCGCACCCGCACAGACTCACAAGGCAACCCGCACAGCCGCGAGGCACGGCGCAAGCCGCACGGATGCCGCACAGACTGCACAGACTGCACAGGCCGCACGGGTTGCGAGTGCAGCGAGGATGCCGCACGATGCGCGAGGGCACGAAAGGCCGCGATCAGGCCGCGAGGGTGCCACGGGGGGAAGCGGGCAGCGCGTCGGGTCGGAGGGTGTCTCGCATGAGCGCACCAAATTTAGGTGCACATAGAACTCCCACCCCGGCCTCACGCCAGCACGCAAGCCTCGCACGAATCCGCACGGACTCGCACGAGGACTTCACGCCAGTGCTGAATTACTCCCGACTCTTTTCAATCAGCGCAGCGCGGCACTGTTCACGCAGAACTGCGGAGTCGCTGTACAACAGCACGAGATTTTCGATGTACTCGATCAGATCAGGGCCGGGACTCGGCAACTCCTGCGCGTGCTCAAGGCAACTCGCGGGAGGCACGAATACCGGCGTTCGCTGCGTCTGCAAGCCTGCGCAGCCGGTCAAGCTGGTCAGGGCTAGCAGTAGGGCGAGGCTCTTGCGCATCGGCTTCCTCCTTCTTCAGTTCGTCACGGGTGGCCCGGACAGCCTGCGCCTGCTTGGCGCGGTCGGTGCTTTGCTTGGCGTCCGTCTTGGCACGCTGCCGTGCGTCAGCCTCGAAGGCTTGCACAGTCTTCGACAGGGCCACCAGATCGGCCTCCAAGCGATTATTTTCGGTCTGGAGTACCTTGGCCTCACCCCGCTGCCAGAAGCCCCATACGAGGCTCCCAGCAAGGGATAGCGCCATAGCCACCAGAACGGCCCACAGGGCCTTCGAGGTCACTGCCATAGGGTACACCCTTCCTCCCATCGTTTGCGCTCGTCTGCACGCCGGGAAACCAGCCCATTGAGGCGCTTACCCTTGGCGTACACCCAGCGGTCGAACTCAGCTCCAGCACCCCAGCAGTCCCCCGCGTTGATCTTGCGGAGCAGCGTGCTGCGGTAGAACTGAGTCTCACCCACGTTGAACACGAAGCTCACCAAGGCGTCGTACTGGCCCTGTGTGAGCTTCACCTTTACGCCCTTGGCTACCCCCTTCCCAGCGTACGTGGCGTCCTCCAGCAGCCGTTCCTCGCACTCGGCGGGGGTGGCGCGTTGGCCCATGTACACCTTCCGGGTGCTGCCGTAGCAGATCGTCGTGACTTGCACAGCGTCGAGGTACGCCGCATGGCGGACGCCCTCGTGCTTCTTGATGTTGTCGAGGCCGGATTGACTGGGGAGCAGGGCGCTCGCCAAAGCGAGCAACCCTGCGCCAGCCACCGCCACCACGCGACTTTTAATTCCCGCCAT